AAGGTTGCTTGATGTTACGAGATGCAATTTCTTTGTGAGAATCTTGAACCTGGGTAACTGATTTACCTTCAAGTAAAAATGCAATTACGTTTTGAATTCTTTTGTAGTACCCTGTACTCATTTTGATTGAAACTACTGCATCTTCTTTAATCACATCAACGATTTCACTATCATCGCCTGATGGAACAAATGATTTTACGATTTCTTCTGCCATAATGTTTATTTATTAGTAACCAAAATTATGAAAAATTTTACACCTGGTCAAATTAAACTTGACCCAAAAGAAATTGCTGATAAAATGCACAGCATGCTCAAGTCATATGACACTGACAAAAATAATGGATGGAACAATCTATTAAAAGGATTCTTAGTATCTGAGGATTTTGTTACTATAATCAAGACTCTTGAAGATCTTGTAAATGATGAAAAGCGTTTTACGCCTCCCCTTAAAATGGTATTTAGAGCTTTTTCTGAATGTCCTTTTGACAAATTAAAAGTTGTTGTAGTTGGTCAAGATCCATATCCACAACTTGGTGTTGCAGATGGTATTGCTTTTAGTTGTGGTAATACAGGAAAGAAAGAAGCATCACTTAGATACATACATGGTGCAATAGCAAAAACTGTGTATAATGATGGTGATCCAAAAGATTTGAATCCTGATTTATCAGATTGGAGCAAACAGGGTATTCTAATGTTAAATACTTCTCTTACTACTGAAGTGGGAAAGATTGGTAAACACTTTGACATATGGGATCCTTTTGTAAAATATCTCATTGATATGTTAAATTCTTACTCTGTAAATGCTAAAAAACCAATTATATGGGTTTTACTTGGCAAAAAAGCACAAGAATTAGAAGATTTGCTTGATGATTCACAAATTGTCCTTAAAGCAAGTCATCCTGCTTCTGCTGCGTATGCACGTGAAAAACTATGGGATTGCAATGATGTGTTTAACAAGGTAAACAATGAGTTAGAAGCATTAGGTTCTACTAAAATCTTATGGTAGTTTCATATTTTTTTATTATATTTGTTTATCAAAAAATTACTTTATGCACAATAAATCTGAGACTGTCTCAACAGTATCTCATGCGCCATCATCTTATATCAAACCATGGCGAAAATACAGTGAGATTCTTGAAGAAAGCCTTTTATATGTAGCAAAACGTGCAAGAAAAGAGATTAAATCTCTTAAAACTTCATGGGAAGGTTTCAATAGCATTGGTCTTAATGGTATTGAGTGGCAATCCTTATATGTTTTGGCTGCGCGACCAGGTGTTGGTAAAACACTTGTAGCAGCTACATTAACAAGGTCTTTACAAGAAATGAATAAAGACCAGGACTTTATGGTTTTACATTTTCAATTTGAAATGCTTGGCAGAAACATGGGTATACGTGAGTTATCTGCCTCTAACAATTTAGACATTCGTTACTTACAATCTGCAGAAGATGATGGTATGCCACCATTATCTAAAACAGATTATGAAAAATTAAGTAACTATGTTGGCAAACAAAAAGGACGTAAAGAATTTGTGATAGATAGGTCTATGTCTGTAATAGATATGGCCAATGCTATAAAAATGTTTTACGCAGAGTATAAAAAACCTTTTGTGGTTACGCTGGACCACACACTGCTGGTTCGCCAGTCAGCTTCAGAAACCAGTAAACAAGTTACATTGCAAAATCTTGCCACAATGCTAACTGAGATGAAGAATAAACTTCCTGTGACTTTTATTATTCTTACTCAGCTAAACAGAGAGATTGACAATGCTGAAAGACAAAAGCCAGGTAAGTTGGAGAATTTTCCAACAGAAGCAGATGTCTTTGGAAGCGATTATCTCTTACAGTGCGCGGACGTAATGGTTGCATATAATAGGCCAGCCAAGTATAACATAAGCAGGTATGGGCCTCAAAAGTACATCATTGGTCCTAGTGACAAATATTTACTTGCGATGCATGTTTTGAAGAATAGATTTGGAGAAACAAGTATTCAATGGTATAAGGCAGACTATGCAAAAATGGAAGTTGTTGAGGCGTATGAACCTGATAAAGAACCATTTACAGCGAAAAGTAAGTAATAATTTAAATTTTAACAAATGAGTAGTACGTTTAGAGCTACAACAGAGCCTGAAAAGAAGAAGCACATTAAGGAGATTACCAATGAGTATCTACCTTTTTGGCAGAATCTTTTCAACCATATGGGCATCTCCAGTCCAAAGTTTGGTTCAAAGCTTTGTTACATGGGCAAAGAGTTTGGAGATGAAAGAGTAGAATGTGTACGTTTTTGGTCAAGTGAATTATCATGTGGTCAAGATTTTTACATTGAAATGTTTGATTGGGATCAAGAACATTATGATCGCAAAAACAGAAAATTGTATAGATTGGTGAACAATCCTAATTGGAAACTTAATCCAGCAAAGTATGTAGAAGTAGAAACATCTGGTGATGGAAAAACATCTATTACGTATGCTGTTAGATTGACTGATTTAGAACTTGTAAATAGTACACCAGTTACTGCAGCTTATGCAGAAGTAGTAACATTACCAGAAGAATCTGAAGAAGATTTATTTGTTGGTATGTTTTCTGAGAAAGAAGACAGCCATTATAGCGCAATGACTATGCGTGATCACTACTGCATACAGCACAATGTGCCCATGTCAAATAAAGAATGGTTAAATGATTTAATTAAAAAAGGAATAGAATGGCAGAGAAAAACGCAGAAGTAAAACCAGGAGGGTTTGTACTTCCAATGCAAAAAGTAAAAGCTGAAATCAAGAGTCCAAAGAATCTTGTAATTTTCAGTAAACCTAAAGTAGGTAAAACTACTTTGTTATCTGCATTAGATAACTGTCTTATTCTTGATCTTGAAGATGGTACTGATTATGTTGATGCAATTAAACTTAAAGCAAAATCCATTTCTGATATTGTTACTATTGGTAACATGATTACAGAAGCAGGTAAGCCTTATAAGTATATTGCTGTAGATACAATCACTGCTTTAGAAACAATGTGTGTACCATACGCAGAAGAGTTATACTCTAAAAGTCTTATGGGTAAAGATTGGTTTACAAAGCATAAACCTAACTATGGTAGTATTTTGAATATGCCAAATGGTGCAGGTTATCCATGGTTACGTCAAGCTTTTGAAAAAGTTCTTAACTATGTAAAAACTCTAGCTCCTCATGTGATATTTGTAGGTCACATCAAGGATACATTGTTGGAGAAAAATGGTTCAGAATTTAATTCACTTGATCTTGATTTGACAGGTAAATTGAAACGTATAACAACGTCAAACTCAGACGCTATAGGTTATATCTATAGAAAAGGCAAAAAGAATATCTTGAGTTTTATGACAACTGACGAAATTGCTTGTGGCGCAAGACCTGAGCATTTGAGAAATCAAGAAATTGTTATCTCTGAACCAGCAGAAGATGGCAAAGGTATTATTACACACTGGGATAAAGTTTATATTGATTAATTTAAAAAGTAAAAGTTATGTTTAAGTCTAGTAATTTTAAAGAAAAAATAGGTAGTGGTATTCCAAAAATCTTACCTCCAGGTACGCATTATTGCAGAATTGTTGATGTTACATTGGATGCTCCTGCATATAATAAAGAAGCATATTTTGTAACACTTCGCTTAGAAGGTGTTGACCAAGGTGAAGAATTTGAAGGATTAGATATCAATAGAAACAATCCAAGTCAAGGTAAATTTAGAGGTCAAATTGGTAACGTAAAGTCTGGTGACTGGCCATTTAGCACTTATACATATGAAGGTAAAGTTATCCAAAGAGATAACCAAATCTACAACTGGATTAACAATGTTGCTAAACAGATGGGTATTCTACACAAAATGAATGAAAAAGGTGTAGAAGGTGATACTATTGAGGACTATGTAATGGAAGTTAGAAAGTTCTTAATTGATCCAGAACTATGGGGTTATTTTACAATTGCAGGTTCTGAGTATTTTAATGAAGGATATTCTAATCCAAATTACAGATTGTTCTTCCCTAAAGCTCAACCTCGCAAGAATCTATATCCATTCTCTGCATTGGAAAATGATGATAGAAAACCTCTTAATTTTATTGAGTTTGATGAAGCAGTACACATCATTGCTGCAAAAGAAAAACCAGAAGATAAAGAGCCAATTCAATCATTTGAGCCAACTGAATCAAAACCAACATCTTTAGCAGATGACTTTCCTACACCTGCAGAAAGTGCAGCGAACAGCGACCTAGAGTTGCCATGGGATAATGACTAATATGTTTAATGTATAAGATTAGGGGTGAGTGTATTATGCTCACCCTTTTTCTTTTTATAGATTTGCAATATGTTTTCAAGTAAAAAGTATTTAGGCACAGTAGACCTCATTCCAGATGCATGGATCTATAAATACTACTTGGGACTAACGCATGATTTTACAGGCAAGTCAGTAAAGATTAAAAGCATATTTAATCCTAATGATAAGACGCCTTCAATGTTTATTTATGTTGACAAAATGACAAATAAGATTGTATTTAAATGTCATTCAACAGGTAAATATGGTAATGCTTATCAGCTGGTTCAAGATATGTATAGACTTACTTATGAACAAGCTTGTGAGAAAATTATCAATGACTACTATGAGTTTTGTAAAACAGGTACATTTCAAGATATAGAAATTGTTGCTTGCACAAAACAATGGACAATAACAGATTATAAAGTTAGAGGTTGGACCAATCTTGATGCTAAATTCTGGTTACAGTTCAATATTGGTAGTAGTTTATTA